GGCTTCATCTTCAAACGTTCCAGGAGATACCGTCAGCTTTGAGGCCCGATATACCTTCTGCTGTACCTGTGCCTGACCATCCTTGAGGAAGTCAACTGCGTAGGTAGTGTTGTACGCAACCTGATTTACAACAATCAGAGCCTCTTGTATCTGCGTCGATGACTTGTCGGCAGACATCGACACCCTCCGCTCTGAGTTGCAGAGAAGGGTGTAGTCATTGATGCTCAGCTCTTTCAGGCTGGCTACGTCGTTTACAGTAAGGTACTGTGCTGAGTCACCCAGCATTGTTACTGTACGCTCTGCACCTGTGTCTGCTTCCCAGACCCTCAGTACCGTGTTGTTGCTTGCATTCTTGTAAACACAAGCAACATAGCGTTCGTTCTTATCCCTGAAAATGGGAAACCATTTTGCCGTCTTTGGAATGTTAGTAGCCAGCCTTGCCAAGAACTTAGTGGGTGGCCTCTTGCGACATCCAAACGTAGGATCCAGCAATACATTCTCCGCCTCCCTGACCTGACCAGGCAGCTTGAGTGGATCCGGTTGCTGGCTGACACCCCCCAGAAGGTTAGGGATTTGTTGAGAGATTGCTGCCATATTTAGTATCTATAGAGAGCGTTTACTGGTCGGTAGCTGTAAAATGGATTCCTGTTATTGATGTCTGAGAATACGGAGTAGTCACCTTGTTGCGTGTCGTACTCAATTGCTGTTGCTCTGGCAATAACCTCTTCTCTCTCGCCAAATCTGACTGCCTCTACTGAACCTACTGATCTACCAGCGAATACGTTGGCAGCCCGGATGGTGATGTAGTTCTTGAATGCTTCAGGCAGCTCTTCAAACTCAAAGAGCCAAACCACATCAAGCTCTTGTTGACCAGTGAAGACGTATGTGTGGTCTGCTTTGTTGTAGAGCCGTGATCCTCTAATCGTGGCCTTGCCCTCATAGGGAGGGTTTGCCAGTGCCAGAACATTGTCCGGGATCGTGATGAATCCTGTTACAGGGTCAGGGGTGAACGGGAACCTGTACTCAGTGTTGAAGACCCATCCTTCACCCTGAACAGCTCTGGAGATTTCATCCAGAACCTGTTCTGCCATTTCCACCAATGGGTTTCCTGTCTCCAATGTAGTAATTGGGGACTGTCCAATGTTGGAAATAATGGTATTGATTGCTGTAAGCTTAGTTGCTTTCGCCATTTAGTTTTCTAGGGGAATGGTATGCCCCCGAGGGGTCCTAAGACCCCAGGGGCTCAATATCAGGCCTTGGCCTGCAGAGAACCAGCCACGGACGTGCGGAGCGAACCAGCACCCATAGCAAGTTTGCCCACGATCAGGTCGCCCTGATACTGGACATGGAAATCACCCGAAGTGGTTTCGATGCTGGGAGCAATGGCTTCCACAACACCAGCAGCTTCACGGTGGAACACCAGACCAGCGCAGGTAGCGTTGGCGTCGGTGTAGTCATTGTTCTCACCAGTCACAGCCGTGTTGTAGGCAGCCATGAAGGGGAGGTTGTTGCTCTTGTAGATCCGAATGCCAGCGATGCTGTACAGACCCTTGCCACTGTTCATATCACCCTGGGTGTTACCGATCTCGCGGTTCAGGATGTTGGTATCAACAGAGGAAATCAGAGCGTAGTACTGACGGGGGTTGAGCACAGCAACACGACCCTCTTGGGGGGCAGAGCGCTCATCCAGAACAGCGGCAGCTTCAAAGAAGCCATCCACGAGAGCTTGAGCGTTGTACTGGTTACCAGCACCCAGCTTCACTTCAAAGCCACCAGGCTCACCTGTGACCACAGAAGCTTCACGGGAAGCGATATCCAGAACGCGAGCAATACGCTCGTCGTAGAATTTGGCCAGGGCCTCACCGATCTGCTTAGAGATCTCGGAGCGGGTTGAGTACTGGCTCAGAACCTCATCGAGGTCATACACGAACTGGCTGCTAACCAGAAGGTCATCCATGAGGATGGTCTTCTCGTTAGCCTTCAGAGCGGTATCACCCAGGATCGGGGTACCGGGGGTGTGGAACCCAGCGGAAAGTTTGCCAGTCAGCAGGAACTGCTTGCTTTTGCCACCACGGAGGGTGTAGCTGCGGACCAGACCTTTGAAGATAGAAGCGTTGTTGAAAGCCGTGAACACTTCGCCGCTAAACAGCTTCAGAGCTGTCGAGTACTTATCAGCGTAGGCGTTCGACTGGCTTCCATTAACCGCATTGGGGCGGCTAATGTTAGCAATGTTAGTCATTGTTCTTAGAAGTTAAGGAGAAAGAATTGTTCGGTCTTTTAGATCGAATCCTTTTCGGTTTGAAAGTTGTCCCTCGTAAGGGGCTTTCTCCTACTTCGTCTTCTTGATATAGACCTAGGTTTTCCTTTGCAAAGGTTCGCCGTTTTAATGCCACGGTCGCGGGCAATGTCTGAGGGGGGAGTTGCACCCCCCAACAAATCAAAGAAGATTTGTGCTCCTAGCCAGACGCTCTTCCACATCAGCCCGGAAAGCCGGATCAGCGTGGTAGAGGGGATTAGCAATATCACGAGCAAGCTCGGCTTGACTGCGATAGGGCTTTAGACCTGTATCAGCTTTCTTGCCAGTCACCAGCGGGGCCTCGTAGCCTTCATCTCGCTGATATCGGGCCTGGAGGGCCTGTACAGCAAAGCGAATGGCTACGGGGTTGCCACTACCTGTGACCGTGTTGTAGTCATTGATCTCTTCAGGAGACAGGTTCTGAGCAGCCCAAGTCATCATCTCTCCATAGGCAGCATCACCACCAACGGATTCCTTGATAGCATTGATCTGCTCAGCTTGAAGCTGGACCTGTTGGCTCTGGGCTGCTGACTTTTGGTAGTACTGGAGATAGGATTGAATTAGCTCCTTCTGATCCATCTGACTGAGACGCTCGATGGCTTCATCAGAGATGGTTCCAGTCTTGGCATACTCCTCCCCAAGCTGTGACATGTAGTCAACTGCTTCAGAGACTGGCTGCTCCTCTACATCCTCTGCCTGTTCAGAATCGCTCTGAGTGGCCTCTGTGGGCTCCTCTGAGGCGTCTTCATCATCGTCTTGACTCTTCTTCCCTAATTTGGATTCAAGCTCCTTGTAGGCCTTCAGAAGCTCCTCTTGTGATTTGAACTTTCCAGCGATGAGTGAGACGTTCTCGTTCTCATTGTCGGATTGCTGGTACTTACGAAGACGATCCTCTTCTTGAGCTTGTGCAATCTTCTCCCCCTGTGCAAGGGCCTCTGCTTCTGCACTCAGTTGGGCCTGTTCAGGTTGGTCAGTTGAGGGATCGAATGTGGTGATTGCCATATCAGTAGGTGGTGGAATAGACGGAACCGAATGTAGGCCGAAGCTTTTGGCTGTCCTTATTGCTGTATTTACCAGCTTCTTCCTGAGCTTGGCTCGATCCGGTTACTTGCGGTTTAATTGCATACTTGCCAGCTTCCTTGATCACAGGCTCAACCTCAGTAGGCTCCCAGGCAATGTTGAGATCTGGGGTTGCTGGGTTTTCGCCAAGGTACTTACCGTCAGACTGGCGGGCCCGACGGCGCTGCTGGTTCTGGCTGTTGTTGCTGTTGGGCATTGATTAGTTGTTCTGCTATCGGTGATTTGGCAAGCTGACCCATCTGACCCATTACCTGGGCCTGCATGGCCTGCTGCTGTGCTTCCTGCTTCTCTGCATCCATCTGCTCTGGAGTTTTGATCAGACCCAGAGAGTCGATGCCACTTGCAGCGGCAAGACGTTTAAGGATTTCGGTGGGGTTGACATAGACAGCTAAGGCTTCTGGGCCCATAGCTTGTCCAACCGTGGTTAGGAACTCCAGCAATGCAGCTCTGTCCTGTCCACGTCCAATCCCATTTAGGCCAGCCACCACTGTGGGCAGGACAAGGCCCTTAGGCAATTGGGGGATGGCTTTGTTCCTGGTCAAGAGGAATAGTTTGCGGTTCAGGTAGGGCTGGAGCAGCTCAGTTGTGAGGTTTCCAAAGATCCCTCCCAACTGCTCATTGAGCTCCTGCTGTACAGCCTGGACTTCCATTGCCGTAGTCCGCTCACTTTGGCGAACATTCAAGATCAGGAACGCATCACTCAGGCGTTGAGTGAGGTTCTGAATCATCTCCTGGACAGTACGGAAGTCAGCAGTCTTACCGACCTGGACAACTCCCACATCATCGGGGCGACCTTGAATGATGGCACCGTTGGAAGCACGTGCAAGGCTTTGAGGCTTGGTAGTAGCTGACGGAGAGACTAGGAACACAACCTTAGCGGCTGCTGCACTACCCTCAACCATGCTCTGCATCAATCCTTCGAGGCTTCTCAGATCTCCAAGGAACTCTTCAACACGCCCACGACCATAGTCTTCCCCATCAACAACGTTGAAGCGAAGCGGGAGCCAGGGGTTGATATTCTTCGGTGAGTTTGATTCGGAGCCAGGCAGGATCTTGCCATCTACCTCTTGATGCCAACGCCACTGACCATCCTTGAGCTTGACCCAGGTGTAAACCGTGGCTTCTTCGGTATCAGAAACTCCGGCAACTCCAAACTTAGGACCATCCTCTCCAGGAGAGTTTGAATCCTGTTCATCCAGCAGGGGCTTCTGAAACTCCTTGGGCAGGAGTGACCTGTGAATAATCTCTCTAGTTAGGATCTCGATGGGGTTACCATCTCCGTCCCTGTAAATTACATATCGGTCTAACGGATAGACACGAAGGGCTTTCTTCCCTGCAAATACAAGAGCATTGCCGGTGACGATCAGATGCTTCATCGCTGTATGCAGAATGATCCTGTCGGATGACTCTGCAATCTGCTGCATGATCATTCTCTCCATCTTTGCCAGAGAGAGATCAATCTCAGAGCGAATCTGTGGGGTAACCTCTGGAATGGAGGCCACCTCTGCATCATTGATCTGCAGCTTAAAGAAGCTGGTGTTGACTGGGAAGAGGCTGAGCATCAGCTTTGATGCCAGCACGTTGACGCCCTTAGCCCCTACTGATTGCCAGGGGACGATCAGCGGTCCGCCAGTTGCCAACCCCTCTTCTGTCAGAAGATAGGGAAGGGTCAGGCGGGCTGCTTCTCGTCCAGCATCCAGAAAGGACTGCCTATCCGTTGCCAGAAACTGATAACGGGCTTGGGCTTGTTCTTTCATTTCTACTTAGGAATGTTGAGTCCTGTGGACCCAGTTGATCCGGTGGGTGTGGATCCAATTGCTTCCTGACCACCCAGGGGAATCCTCAGAGCCGAGG